GAATCACAAGAAGCAGCGTTTAGAGGAGCGTTAGGTGCATTCCAACAAAATCAAGCATTACAAGCACAAACTCAATTAGGAGCAGGTCAACTAGGGGCACAAACTCAATTAGGAGCAGGTCAATTAGAGACGCAAACAGGATTATCTGCTGCAGATGCTTTAATGAGACAACAGGCTCAAGACATTACTGCTTTACAACAAACAGGAGCCACAGCTCAAGCTGCTGAACAAGCAAGACTTGATGCATTAAGACAAACTCGAGAAAGAGCTATTCAAGATCCATACACAAGATTATCTTTCATTAGTGACATTCAACGTGGAGTGCCTTCAACTCAACAAGCTGTAACGCAAACTGCTGCACCAACGACAAGTCCTGCAGCGCAAGCGATCGGAACTGGGTTAGGAGCATTCGCAGCATTTGCAGGTAAATAATGAGTAAAGTTTTAAATAGAAAATTATTTAAAAAGAAATATGTCCAAGGCTTTCAAGCTGGAGGAATTGTATCTTTAAAAAAAGGTGGTGAAGCGAATTATTTTGAAGATGTTCCTGCAGGTAGATTTTTAAAATCAGCAGGACAGTCTTTAGTAAAAGAAGGAAAAAAAGCAGGAGCTGCTTTGTATGATTTAGGTGCCGCGCCTATTAATTTAGGAATGGAATTTTTAACTGGAAGTAGTCCAGGTTATTCAGGAGCAAAATTTTTTAATGTAGAAGGTGCAGATCCTAATAAGGCTTATTTTATGGGTGTAGGAACAGACGCTACTCCAAAAAGTTTAAGCGAAGAAAAACAAAAACAAGCAATGCGAGCAGATACAGAAGTATCTGGAATAGAAAAACAAATACAAAAAGACCCTTCTATTCGTTCTGAATTAACTAAACTAACAAGTGACGACGTTCCTAAAAATCAAATTGCTAGTGCAGCATATACAAGTGGTAATAAAGTTATAGATAAAAAATTTCAAGAATATGAAGAAAAAAATTTTAATCAAAAAGTTACGCCACAAAAACCTAAAGATGAAACACCTGATGACCCTTCTGAAGTAGCAACTAAAAAACAACTAAGAAATATTATGGATGAGATTGCATCTGAAAGAAGAGAAGGATTTGGTGTAAATGTTCCATTAATGAAACTTGCGCTAGGTTTAATGAAAGGAACAACCACACAACCGGGTTTAGCAGGAGTGGCTCAAATATTTGGTCAAGCAGGAGAAGGTGCTTTAGATGCATTTTTAGAACAAGAAAAACAAAGAAAAGATGCCGATATTGACTTAATGGAACTTGCGACAAAATTAAAAATATCACAAGATGAAGTTGCGGCTAGAAAATATGCTGTAGATAAACAAGCAGAGCTATATGGTCTAAAAAAATTTGATCCTGCAGCTAAAGCAGAGGCAGAAGCTTCTTATGATAGAGTTTTAACTTCGTATCAAGGAGTAAATAAAGTTTTAGAATTATTACAAAATCCTGATCAAATTAGCACTGTAGATCAAATAGCAAGTGATTTACAGGGAGTTGCAGAATCTGTATTTGGGTATATTCCAGATAAAACCCCTGCTCCAAGACAAATTCAACAAATTATAACTCATCTTCAATTAAATCTTACGGATTTATTAAAAGATTTAAAGCCTGTAAGTAAAAACGAATTAGCTTTATTACAAAGAAATATTGGTGAATTAGGTTATTTTAAAAGTCCTCAAGATTTAAAAAACAAAATGCAAACTTTAAAAATTCTGTTAGAGAAAAGTTTAGCTAGAGCGCAGTCTAGTTATGATTATAATTTTTCAAGTCCTTTTGGTGCGGGATCTATCGGCGGTTTTTCAAACAGGTCAGGGTTAAGTATTGACGAACACATTAACAAAAAATCATCTAAAGATGAAACTAAAAAGTAAAGGTTATGTATGCTAGATTTAGAAGATTTAACGGTCGATCAATTAAACTCCATTAAAGAAGGTAAAGAACTTGATTTACAAGATCTAAACATAGATCAATTAAATAAACTAAAACAACTTCAATACCAACAACAACAGAAAAAAGATCCATTTGGATTTGGAGCACTTGGTCAATCTCAATTAGACATTACTAATCCTTTTGGAAAAGACGACACTATTGATTTAACTTCTGGTGTTAGAAACTATGATTTTAGATCCAACTTTGCAGAACAAGATAATGAAGAAGAACGTGTTGAATATTTAAGAAGAAAAGTTGGAAAAGAAGGGTTTGGCAAAACAGCCGATGGGACTTATTATTTAACAGATATTGGATTAAAAAAAATTGGCGAAGGTCCTTTAGCAGAAGGCAAAAGAGGAAGAGCTATTGATGCTGATTTAGGATTTTTTGGTAATTTAAATCCAATGAATCCAGATTTTTTTTATGACTTAGCAGAATTAAAATCTTCAATTGGTTTACCTTTATTAGGAGCAATTGGTGCTTCTGTAGCAACAGGAGGAATGGCAACAATACCCGCAATGGCCTTAGTCGGTTTAGGTGGAGGTGTAGGTAAAGCATTAGATGAATTTGTATTTAATGGAGAAGATACACAGTTATCTAATCCTTATGAAGATATTGCTTACGAAACACTTCTTTCGGCTGGAGGAGAAGGTTTTGGCAGAGCGTTAAGAGGTATCTTTAGATATTTAATGGCTCCTGGGCAAAGAGTAACTGCAGAAAATTTATTTACAAGATTTAGAGATTCTAAACAGGCGTTAATGGCTCAAGGGTATGAACCTAGTCTTTTAACTTATAGAAAATTTGATCCTAAACTTCCAATCGCTCAAGGGTTAGCGCAAGAAGCTCAAGATCTAGGAGCGTTACCGTCTATTTTACAAGCAACGGATAGACCTATACTTGGAAGATTTCAAGGAATGTTTGATACAATATTTGGTAACCCAAGAGAATACTATAACCAAAGATTTATGAATAATGAAATGACAAAATTAATTCTTAGATCAAAAGGAGTAGATGTTGCTGAAAAAACCTCTAGCGAATTAGCTCTATTAGCTAAAGTAGGGCCAAGAACAACTTTTGGTACACCTTCTAAAGCTTTAGAAGCCTATTCAGCTAAATTACAACAACTGGCTAGAGAAACATTTGGGGAACAAAAATATAATAAATTATTTAAAAATGAATTTGTTAGCCCTGAATTTTTATTTAAAACTTATAGAGAAGGTGGAGAAAATGCTTTCACTGTATTTAAAGATACCGTAGATCAAGCCTCTATTGGAAAAAGAGAAGCTGAAAAACAAATTAATAAATTATTAGCTGATTTATTAGAAGAACAATTACCTAAAACTTCTCCTAAAATAACTTCTAACCAAGTATTAAAAAATGCTCAACAGGCTTATGTTAATTATCAAAAAGAAGGAACAGTATTATATAGTCGCGTAGATAAAGCGTTTGGTGACAAAGGGATCGTAGATGCTACCCCTATTAAACAAATGTTCTTTCAAGAAGCCGCTAAAAAAAATATCTTTATGGAAGACAAAGCGGTTCAACAAGTTATGCGTTATCTTCAAGCGAGAAAACCAATGTTAACTTATACTCAAGCAAATACATTAAGACAATATTTAGATGATATTGCCTTTTCGGATAACCCAACAGCAATGGGAATACCTAAAGCCATATTAGGAAGAGCTTCTAATATGTTAAGTGGAGCTATACAAAAATCTCCATTTTCTAGAGCAAAATATGTAACTGAGCTTGGTAAACAAAAAGTTATTTCAGAATGGTTAAAATCAAATCCACGTTTAATTACACAGCGTTTAGGAGGAGATGTACAAGAACAAATCTTAGATGTTTTAAGAAAAGGTTCAACAGGTTTTGAAGATTTTGCAACTAAAAGATATACTGATTTAACAAGAGCTCAACAAAATGAAATTTATAGTATTGTTTCAAATAATATTGATCAATACGATGATTTATTCAAAAATAATAAACTTTATGACCAAGTTTTAAAAGAAGCTGTGAATGATAAAAAAACTTTACAAGAAGCTTTAAGACTAAAAAGTATTGCAGATGATTTTGTAGAAACAAATAAAAATAAATTTGATAAAGGTTTGGCTAATAATTTAATTAAACAAACCACTCAACGTGGAGCTATTGATCCCGCTGAACTTACAAGAATTACCCTTAGAAATAAACCCGATGATTTAATGAGAGTGTTAAAACAAATTAAATTTGGAACAGGAAAATCTTTTGAAAAATCTATTAATAAAATGGGTGCTCCTTTGTCTAAAGAAGAATTAAAAATATTATCCCAAACAAAAAGAATATTAAAACCTGAAGCTGAAAGATTAGGTGTGGCACCAGCAAAAGAGTTACAAAGAAAAGCTTTGGAACCCTTAGAAGTAGAGAAAACAAAATTATTTTTATCTAATAATGTGATTACAGAATTACTTAGAGTATCAAGAAATAATGCAACAGGAGGAATTCAATCAAAACAATTTTTAAATAAAGTATTAGAATTTGCAAAACCAACGGGTGCCAAAACTCCTTCTACTTTAGAACTTATTATGGGTAAAAAAGAAACTGGACGATTAGTCGGTTTAGCTAAAGAAATAGCGAGAAACGCGGATAACATTGATGAAGGTGTGTATAATAAAATATTTACAGGTAAACTTGCAAATAAAGAAATTACAAACACAGAGGATCTATTAAGAGTTTTTAGTGATGAAGTGGCTAAAGTTAGAAATTATTCTGAATTTGAAACATTTTTAGGAGATTTAACAAAACCGGGTATGGAAGGAATAGAGGCTGTTAATTATTTATTCTCACCAAATAACATTAAAAAATTTGAAAGAGTTGAAAAGTTTTTAGCTGGTAAAACGATAAGAATAGATAACAAAGACGTACCAGTAATTGACGAAATTAGAAGAGCAGGAATAAGTAAACTTTTAGAAAAAGTTGTAGATAGTACGTCATCTGTATCAGACGGGGTTTTATTAAATGGGCAAAAACTTTTAAATGCAATTGTTAATTTAGGAGGAGAAGAGTCACTAGAAAAGTTTCTTGGTAAAGAATTAGGTAAAGAGTTATTTGATTTTGCAAACCTAGCTACATTTTTAGGTCAAAAGAAAACTTTATCAGGGGGCCTCGTTGCAGCAGGCGTTGCCTTAAAACCATTAGATAAAGCACCTTTATTAGTTCAACTCAACATTATGTCACGTTTAATGGGTTCACGTGCTTTTATGAATTTATTAAATAAAGGAATTAGATCCGGTAATGCTAGAGATATTGCTGAAATTGCAAGAATTGTTGGAATTCAAACGGAAACTTTAATGAAAGATGTTCAAGATCCAGAAGGTTTTTCAATGAGTAATTTAAAACCTTATATAAGACCTGAAACAACCGCTCCTGCGCAACAACCTACTCAACCTGCGCAACCCACTCCAACTCCAACACCTGCGCCCCAACAACAGGTTCCACAAATAAACATGTTCGCTCAACAATCTATACCAGATAAAATTGCTACATTGTTTCCAGAAGATACTTTGAGCCAAGCAATTGCAAAAAGAGGTCAAGTCTAATGCCTAAAAGAGTTCAAAGAAGTGCAATGCAAAAAATTGAAGATCATGAAAAATTATGTAGAATTATGCAAAAACAAACATTTGCACAGATTCAAGAACTTAAAGATAGAATAGGCCGATTAGAGAAATATGTTTTAGGTGGGGCTTTTGCTATAATTTTAGCTGTACTTTTATCTCCACTAAGATAAACATTACGGTGTGATTGTTCAAAAATATAATTACAAAACATTAGACCGACAAACGGCAACTTCAGGCGTAAGACATTATGCGGATGGAGGGGTCCGTATGCCTTCAGTAACAACGATTCTTTCTTCTACTAAAGATAAATCAGGTTTAGATAAATGGATCGCAAAAGTAGGAAAAGAAGAAGCAGAAAGAATTAAAAATGAAGCTGCGAAGATAGGCACAGCTATGCATGAGACTATAGAAGATTATATTATTGGTAAGACCTATGAACCTAAAGATGATGATGAAAAGCATGCAGTTAAAATGGCAAAAATAATTATTGATCAAGCTTTTGATAATATTAACGAAATATGGGGATCCGAGGTTCATTTACATTACATGGATCAATACGCAGGAACAACAGATTTAGTTGGTTTATATAAAGGTAAACCTGCTATTATGGATTTTAAACAAACAAATAAACCTAAACGTAGAGAGTGGATTGAAGATTATTTTATTCAACTCGCAGCTTATGCGGAAGCACATAAAAGACATCACGGTGAAATTTTAACTGGCGCTGTTTTAATGTGTACGAGAGACTTAGAGTTTCAATTATTTGAAATCAATGAATCTCAAATGTTGAATTATGTAAATAAATGGTGGGATCGTTATGATCGTTACAGAATTAAAGCCAAGTCCGAACAACCTCGCCAAGAGTCTGAGCCGACAAACGAAACTTTGTCTTCAACGCCTTAACAATTTTTTCATCCACTGTATCTTTAGTAATAATATCAATGTAAGTAACTTTTTTAGTTTGCCCAATACGGTAAGCTCTTTCTTCAGACTGAACCCGGTGTTCCGCATTATATGAATTAGAAAAATAAATTACAGTAGACGCTTGAGTTAAAGTTATTCCATATCCTCCGGTAGAAGGGTTAGCTACGAAAAATCTACACTTATCATCTTTTTGAAATCTTTGAATTGCATCTTGTCTTTCATCTGTAGTCTTAGCTCCATAAAACGATACCACACTTTCATTGCCATAAACTCGTTTCAGTTCATTTTCTATTTGTGTAATGTTTTGAATCCAGTTAGCCCAGATGATAACTTTTCCATCAATATCCTCTAAAAGATCCATCATGATGTTAAGTTTATTATTTTTAATTTCAACTAAACCACTTTCTCCTTTAAAAAATCCTGAGGTAATTTGATGTAGTCTAAGTATTTCTGTAAGCACATTGTTAACCGTCATTTCATTTTCAAATAAATTAGCACGAGCTTCTTCTGAAATTTGATTGTAAAGTTTCTTTTGCTCATCTGTAAGTTCAGTATAAACAACATTATAGGTCTTACCCGGTAAATCTAGACATTCATCTTTACGAATTCTAAATGAAAATGTTTTTAGTTTACTCTCTATTTCATGTAAGTTTTTAAAACCTACGACCGTAGAAACTTCACGATCCCCTAAATAAACAGTGTCAAAATGACAATGTCTGTTTTTAAAAGTATACAAAGAATCAAATCCTAAATGATGATTTCCTAGAAAACTACATTGAGCAAATAAATCTAAAGGGTTTTTAGTGACTGGCGAACCCGTTAAAATTCTTCTATAATGTGCAATCTTTTTAAGTTTTAATATATTTTTAGTTCTTTTAGCTTTGGTATTTTTAATAGTCGTAGATTCATCTATACCTACTAAATTTTGAAATTGTTTACAAAACTTCTCGCCATAATTTAGGCCTTTTGGAGACGAAAAAGCCTCTACATTCATAATAAGTATTTTTAATTTTTGATTCGGTTCTAAAAAATCTTCTTTAACTTTTTCTTTTAAATTAGGTTTCCACAATAATATTTCATGAGGAACATTTAAATGCATTGGTATTTCATCATCCGACCATATTCTTACAATAGATTTTGGGGCAATAATTAAAGCGGCTTCAATCTTTTTCTGGTGATATAAAACTCCAATATTATCAATCAAAACTTTAGTTTTTCCAGTACCCATTTCCATAAAATACGCGTAAGAAAACTGTTTCCAACCTGCTTTTAAAGCATCGCGTTGGTGCTGATAGGGTTCAGTTTTAAAAATATACTTGCTTTCCACACGCTCTCAATATATGGCTTGACTTATTTTTGCAATAAAATAATAACATCTACAGGAGGTTAGAATGGTAAACCAACTAGAAAAAATGGATGCACAAACATCCACAAAGCTTTCTCAAGAGTGCGTCAAGCTCAGAGAAATAAATTCCGAGATCGAAAAGATGGAGGAAACATTATCTGATAAAAAAGCACAAAGGATGAAGCTTACAGACGAAATCATACCTTCTTTAATGGAAGAAATCCATGAAAGAAAAAAAGAATTCGATGACGGAACCGTTATTGAAATCAAACCTTTTTACGGTATTAAAATTGATGCCGCAAAAAAACAAGAAGCCTTTGCTTGGATGAGGGCTAAAAACCACGGAGATTTGATTAAAAATCAAATTAATGTGAGTTTAGGTATGACCGAAGATCAAGTAGCTCAAGAGGTTCTAAGCTATTTGAAATCTAAAAACTTAACAGATGTAGAACAAAAAACAGATGTTCACTCATCGACTCTTAAAGCTTGGTTCAAAGAACAAGTTGAAAAGGGTCAGTCAGTGCCGTCTGATATTTTTAATACATATGTTACCAATAGAGCCGCAATTAAAACTAAGAAGGAGTAAACATGCAGAACGTAAACGCGAGCACAAAAAAACAGAGCACACAAGTAGCAGAGAAAAAGACTTTTGATATTGCATCACTTGCAATTCAAGAGCAGGATCTAGGACATGATAATGTTACAACAAAAGACATTACCTTACCTAGATTAAAACTATTAGGATCTACCTCACCAGAATGTAATCCAGGTGGTCCTGCATATATTGAAAACGCTAGACCTCTAATGTTTTTCAATAGTGTAACTAAAAAACTTTATGATGGTAAGGCAGGGATTAATGTCGTGCCTTGTTATTATAAGTTAGTTTACAAAGAGTGGAATCCTGAATCTCAGGGCGCTCCAGTAAACGAGTATCCAGGTAACTCAGATATCTTACAGCAAACGGTTAGAAAAGGCGCGAAAGATTATCTTGAGAATGGAAACTATATTGAGGCGAATGGTGAGCACTACATTTTAATTCTAGATGATCATCAGAATTATGTAGAAAAAGCTGTGGTCTACATGAAGTCGACTCAGTTTAAAAAATCAAAACAATGGAATGCCATGATCATGAATCAGAAACGTAAAGTGAATGATCAAGTCGTTGATTTACCGAGATGGTCTCAAGTTTATAAATTAACTTCAGTCCTTGAATCCGGTAAGAGTGACAGATCATGGTCAGGCTACATGGTAAATCATGTAGGTGATGTGAACCAAGAAGTTTATCAAATTGGTAAAGCATTCCACAATGACGTTAAGAAGGGTGATATGCAAGTTGCACCTGAGGGAGCAGAAGAAAATTCTGAAAACTCTATGCAACAAGCTGTAAAGGATGAACAAGCACCTTTCTAATGGTCGAACAATTCAAAGAGTTATTTGCGGGTCTAGATATCGCCTATGGCGAATACTTTCTTGCAGGAACTCGGGATCAAAAAACAGGTAAAGAAAAGGGGCAGGCGATAACCAAGCGTGCCCCTGTTACCTCAGAATTATTTCAAAGACATTTAAACGGAGAGATTAACTTAGGGATCATTCCGATCCGTCAAGACAATACATGTTCTTGGGGATGTATAGACGTAGATAAATATAACATAGATCATAAAAGTTTAATTGCAGTTATTCGTAATAGAAAATATCCTTTAATTCCTTACCGATCTAAATCAGGAGGTATTCATTTATTTTTACATATTGACGGTACAGTTCCTGCTTCAGACATGATTGATAAACTCACTATTCTTGCATCAGATTTAGGTTTATCGAGTTGTGAAATTTTTCCAAAGCAAAGAGAAATCATGGTTCATAAAAATGATTTAGGTAACTGGTTAAACATTCCCTATCAACAAGCTGCAAGGACAACGCGTTACGCAATGTATGATAATGGCCAAGGTGTTCCTATTACGGATTTAATTGAATTTGTAGCTAAATTTAAAGTTACACCAGAAGAGTTTCACAACATTATTGTAGGGGGAGCCGAAGAACGGATGGAGGAGGGATTTGATCAGTTTCCACCTTGTTTACAAGCTTTAATTAGAAATGGGTGTTCAGATGGTTATAGAAATAATGCCTTAACCGCTTTTGCAACTTTAGCAAAAAAAAGAAATCCAGAGGGATGGCAAAAAGAAGTTTGGGATCGTAACGATTCTTTTAATGAAGCATTACCGAGACAAGAAGTTCAAAATTTAATTAAACAATACGAGAAAAAAGATTATGCTTATAAGTGTGGAGACATGCCGATGAAGGGTCATTGTAACGCTTCTTTGTGCAAAGAACTTAAGTATGGAATAGATTCAGGTTCATACATTCCATCTATTGATTCATTTCAAAGATTAAAAACAAATCCTCCTATCTATTTTTTAACGATTGGTAAAAGAACGGTAGAACTAAATGGTAAACAATTAAATCAACAACAACTATTATCTGAACAACTTTTTGATCAAGCAGATATTGTTTGGATGAAATTAAAAGATAAAGACTATAGAAAATTTTTAACACAACTTAAACAGATGCAACAAGACATTGAGGGATACGATGAGCAAACCGAATCCGCAGAAGAATTTAAAGATACGATTATACAATTTACACAGGAGACCCAACAAGCAGATAATCCAACGCAAGTAGAAGCGGACATGTGGTATCTGCATAAAGATTCTATTGTATTTAAATATAAAACCTTTGAACGATTTGTAAAAAAGAACAATAAGTCTTTGAAGAAATTTGAAATTATTAATTTTTTGAAAAAGAATGGATGCGTAAAGAGAGAATATTATGACAAATTAAAACTTAAAAATATTTGGTATGTAGATAAAGTTGAACAACCCATTATAGAAAGGTCAAATGTATTATTCAAGAGAGAGCGAGCGCCTTTTGAAGAACAAGACGGTTAAGATTTTTGGTCCACCAGGTACAGGTAAAACAACATTACTTCTTAATCGGCTTGATAAATTGTTTTCAAGAGGAATTTTACCTTCACAGATTGCTTATCTTTCTTTTACCAATAAAGCAGTGGATGAAGCTAGAGACAGAGCCAGAAAAAGATTCACAGATCTTAGTGATGAAGACATACGAAACTTTAGAACGATCCATAGTTTTTGCAGACAAGCTTTTAAAAAGAAGCCTGTTATTGATCCAGAAGTGGACATGGTTGAATTTGCTCAAGCTTTAAACTTACCTAAACTAGGATTTGAAAAACATAATGGCATGACAGTTTGGAATGACTGGTCACTTAGAATATATGACAAAGCACGTAATCGTATGATTGAACCTTTCCAACAATACAAAGAAGAAAAAGTTAAAAGAGCCGTGTGGCCTAAATTTAAATTAATTATTGAATCTTATGAAGAATATAAAAAAGACCACCGTGTAGATTTTACGGATATGTTAATTGAGTATTTAGAAAAGGGTGAAAGAGTTCCTTTAAAGGTTTTAATCGTAGACGAAGCTCAAGACTTAACTCCTTTACAATGGAGATTAGTTGAAAAATTAGCTGTAGACTCTGAGAAAGTATATTTAGCAGGAGACGATGATCAAGCTATTTATGAATGGAATGGAGCGGATGTAGGTTTTTACGTTGAGTTTCCCGGCCGCAATAAAATATTATCTAAATCACACCGATTACCTTTAAAGATACATGATTTTTCTCAATACATTGCGCTTCATATTAAGAATAGAATACAGAAAGATTTTAAACCACAAAAAACAACTGGAGCTATTTTTACATATAACCGGTTGGTGGACATCCCATTTAGAAAACCGGGAACATGGTTAATTTTAACAAGAACAAATGAAATAAAAAACGAAGTTAAGCATCACGCTAAAGAAATGGGATTATATTTTCAAGACACTAAAGGATCTAAATCTTTTGATATTAATAAATATAAAGCGATTAAATTGTGGACTAAATTAATGAATGGGGAGAGTATTGTTAAAGAAGATATTGGTATTTTATACACGTATATCAATGATATTGCTTACGGATGGAGGAGCATTGAGTCTAAAAAGTGGTTATCAATTCCTCATGACCAGTCTTTAACATATGAATTTTTAAATACTTCATGTGGACTTGAAGCTGAAAAAGATCATTGGACAGCTGTTTTTGATAGAAATTTTGCAGATCGGGACAAATTATATTTTGAAAATATTTTAGAAGATGGTAGAGATATCCTTAATGAATCAAATATTATCATTGATACTATTCATTCTATTAAAGGAGGAGAGGCAGACCACGTGGTGTTATATGAAAAAAGTTGTTGGCCTGCTGATCTTAAATCAAAAGTCGGATTGGAACGATCATCAGAATACAGAGTATGGTATGTCGGCGCCACTCGGGCTAAACGAGAGTTACATCTTTTAAGATCTAATCATGAATACACATTTCCATTGTGTAAAATGTTTAGCGAACTAAAAAACATAAGGTATGAAAATGACAACAAAAAATGACTTTAAGACAGTATTTCCAGATACTTATCAGGTTGATGGAGATCATTATGTAAAATTAAAAATTCAACCTTTTGAATATTCAAGGATGAATGGTTTTAATGTTACTCAATCTAACATTATCAAATATGCTTCACGTTTATATAATCATCCCGATGGTCCAAGAAGTATGTTAGAAAAAATTAAACATTATTGCGATCTTGAGATTCAATATTTAAAGGTAAATAAGAATGACACATCAGATTAATTTTGTATTTAAAGAATCAGATTGGAAGACCCCTACCTCTTTTCCTAATTTAAAAGATGCAAAAGAAATAGCGATAGATTTAGAAACTAAAGATCCAAACATTAAAAATAAAGGACCAGGTTGGCCTACAAATGATGGTAACATTATAGGGGTTTCAGTAGCTGCAGAGGGTTTCAATGGTTATTACCCTATCGCTCATGAATCGGGATCTAACATGGATTATAAAACCGTTTTAGATTGGGTACAGGAAATTTGTAACGGGCCTGGTGATAAAATATTTCATAACGCCCACTACGATGTCGGTTGGCTAAGAGCTCATGGAATAAGAATTAAACAAGGTAGAATTATTGATACGATGATTGCATCTGCTTTGGTTGATGAAAATAGATTCTCATATTCTTTAAATGCTTTGGCTTATGACTGGTTAGGTGAAACTAAATCTGAAAAAGAATTAAGAGACTCTGCTGCAGAGTGGGGAGTTGATGCAAAAGGGGAAATGTATAAACTTCCAGCTCAGTATGTAGGTTTTTACGCAGAACAAGATTCTGCTTTAACTTTAAAGTTATGGCAGTATTTAAAAATTAAAATAGAAAAAGAATCTTTAAAAGATATTTTTGAATTAGAGTGCGATGTCTTTCATGTACTTCATGAAATGATGGCTAAAGGAATAAAAGTAGATTTGGATCAAGCTCACCAGTTGAAAAAAGAATTTATAGCACGTGAGAAACAATTACTTTTTGAAATAAAACAAGAGGCAGGAGTTGATATTGATATTTTCGCTGCAAGGTCTATTGCTAAAGCTTTTGATAAATTAAAAATTAAATACCCGTTAACAGAAAAATCAAAAGAACCTAGTTTTACAGCTAACTGGCTTTTAAATTGTGAACATAAAATTGCCAAATTAATTCGAGAGGCAAGAGAGACCCATAAATTTCACGCTACTTTTATTGATTCCGTGTTTAAATTCACACATAATGGACGTATTCATGCCTCAATTAACCAATTACGGGGAGAGGGTGGAGGAACCGTTTCAGGTAGATTAAGCTACAATAATCCTAATTTACAACAAATACCAGCTAGAAATCTAGAATTTGGTCCTAAAATAAGATCTTTATTTAAGCCCGATAACGGCATGCAATGGGGTAGTTTTGATTATTCTCAGCAAGAACCTAGGATAGTGGTGCATTATGCCGTTTCCATAGGCTATGAGGGCGCTGGAGAGCTTTTAAAGGCCTATCAGAAGGAAGATGCTGATTTCCATCAAACAGTAGCTGAAATGGCTGATATACCCCGTACACAGGCTAAAACAATCAATTTAGGACTATTTTATGGTATGGGAGTTAAGAAATTAGCTAGAGAGCTAGGTATATCGCAAGAAGATGCGGATCAAATTTTAAACAAATATAATACCAGAGTACCTTTCGTAAAACAATTGGCTAGAAGATGTATGGATTCAGCTGAAAAATATGGGTCTGTGAGGACTTTAAAAGGCAGAAGATGCCGATTTGATCTTTGGGAACCTCAAGCTTGGGGCCTACATAAAGCTGTGCCTTACGATCAGGCCGTCGAAAAATACGGTAAAAATGCAATCAAAAGATCTGGGACATTTAAATCTTTGAATCGATTAATACAAGGATCCGCTGCGGATCAAGTTAAAGTTGCAATGGTACAGTGTTTTAAAAATGGATTTTTACCCCTACTTCAAATACATGATGAACTGTGTTTTAATGTAAGACCGGGAGATAAAGATATCGGAGACATAAAACATATTATGGAAAATTGTATCAAAGAATTAAAAGTACCATCTAAAGTAGATGTAGAAACGGGAGCAAGTTGGGGTGAGTGTAAAAAATTATAACGAAGAAGATACTTTAAATTTAGGGATGTGTCCTCATTGTTTGGACTTCACCAGATTTAAAATTGTAGATGAATCTAAGAGTAAAGACATTTTAAAGTGTATGATTTGTATGAAAGATGTAAAACAATACAAAAACGGAAGGATACATTATGAAAAAGTCACAGAGCCCTACCGAGACGAGCCATTCGAAATGTAAAAACTGTAATTACCCTACAGATAATATGTGTCTCAAATGTAGAAAGCGAAAGGTAGACGTATTGCACGAACATTATTGGTTCTGTGCATCATGCACACTTGAAATACAAAAAAGATCTTCGCGTTAAGCGTAATTAAAATTCAAAAAATCGTCTTGAAAATTTAATGGATCGTATTTTGCATTTGTGTCAGATATAGAAACAAGTTGTCTTCTGCAATCTCTGATTTCCTCATGAATTGCATTCATCTCTGGAGTAACTTTGTTGTTCTCTAAGAACAACCTGTTCCATTTTGATTCTAACTCCATTTTCCTAGTTAGAATCTGGTTTGGATTGTACATTATCATCCAACTCCTCATAGGTTGTAAGGGGCCCTACATGACTGCCTAAAAAACCTTCATAGGCGACCTGGATATCACCCTCGTTTAACTTATTTATGTACTCATTTTGAGCTGTTTCATCATCTTTAGCTTTAAATACCGAAGTGATCCGGTATCCGAGATAACGAGAAACAAACTTATATAAGTTCATAAGAATAATTTATAGATTATGGGATGATTTGTCAACCTCTAGATTCACCTGATGGTATACATTGATATTCCAATGTTTTAATCTCTAAGTTATTGATTTTAGCTTGTTTTTTAAGAAATAAAGAATGCCTAATCATCATGTCTTCACACTCTTCAAGGCTTACGGATTTCGGGTGCCAGAAATCTTTACAGAAAACTTGATTATTGTCGTAAGGGGAGCTTACACATAGACTTCCAAATAAAATAAATAATTTAAGCATACCTGAACTTATCTTTTAAATAATCATTTGACAATAACATTTGAATCACTATTATCGTGGGATATGAAAAAAATGGTAGATCCAGCATTGCAAGTTTCTAGCGATGTAACAATAGGTGGTTCATATGAAGATGCTAAATCTTTAGATGAGTTTCACATAGAAACGTTCACAGTTCAATTTGATAAGAGAGAAAAATCTTTAAAATTGTTTCATAACTCACACGAAAAATTTAATATTTTTTCTGAAACTTTTATGAACTTGGAAGATAATTTTATCTCTATCGGCAATTTAATCACGGAGGAATTTAAAAAATGGCTGAAACAAAAAAACTAGTAATAACTTTAGAAGACTCTCCCGAAATGATTAAGTTTTGGGATCATGAAATCATGCAGTTCATGAATTGGAAACATGAATTGTTAGAGGAGTATGTCAAAATGTTTCCTGAAGTTAAGGAGAATTATTTTAAACGTAAAAAGATCACCGAGTCAAGATACGCTGCATCCACGTACAAGCCTTGTACGATACGGGTTACGCAACAAGAATGGCTTGATGAACTTGAAAGGAGAGCAAAATGGGAAGAACACGATCCCGAGTTAAATCCAAAAATAGATCGAATTTAGTTTTGGATGGGTATTATTATAATGGATATAAGGACATAACTTATATGCTTTATAAAAACAGAGAAGGTGATTCAATCATGGAAATAAAAGAAGGTCGTTATCCAATTATAAAACACAAAGGAGAAAATAAGTCATGGATATAAGTAAATGGAAATCAGTCGCAATACGTCATGATACCTGGAAAGTGATTCGCGCTTTAGGGATTAAAGACGAGCGGAAACCAGTAGAAGTCGTAGCTTTATTGGTCCGTAAAGACATTGAAAGAAGAGCAGATCTAAAGGGAATGTCCCCTGAAAAATACATTGAAAGGCTCTTTTCACAAGTCGAAAAGCATAAATCGTTCAATAAAACCGTAAACGGAAAACAAAAAAAATAGTTGCATATGTTACCAATTTCAACTAAATATAAACCAAAGCGCAATCGCGCGGTCACACACCAGCACGTATACTGAGCACATGGATCACGACATACATTTATGGCAATATGTGTTTGCTTTTAGTGTTGTCTTAATTTGGTTTATATTTAGGAAATGGTAACGATAGATAAAGAATTAGAAGATGCATTAAAATTAATTGCATCTAAAACAAATTTTGAAGAATACAACAGTATTAAAACTGTTATGTTTGGTCTATACGCAGGCTGTACTTATGGTTTCCCAGAGTACGGCATGGAATTTTTACATTACCTAGATCGTAAATATCAAGAGTCACGTAAAGAACTTGCGGAGCAAAGAGGTTTACGTGTCGTAAAGTAAATTATAATTACAGGTGGTCGGACTTTCCACATTGAACTACCATTCAACCTTTACCGGCCACCTCTAATTGGAGCTATGGATTTTGAATTAAGAAATGAATTTGAAGATAGAGAATTTAGTCCTGAAATAAAATTATGGAGGGCTGTTTTGCATAAAGCCTTTGAAGATGTTTTTTATAGCGGATTAGAACGTCCGTTAATCATGCATAAAGATAAAGCGTTTGAGTGGTTTGCAGAAGCAGATTCTGATTTTGAAGCCGTATGTTATTACGCGCAGTTTGATCCAGGTTACGTACAAAGCACCTTTCATCGAATGATTGACGAAGAACGTATTTATTTTAGTCAAGGACAAACCGATTATATTTACTGGCGAAAGAATTATTATGATAAAAGATTCAAGCAGTCGTAGATATTATTACAGACACAAGGATAAGATTTTAGCTAAAAGACGAAAACGGAGGGCGGAGAACCCAGATCTTTATAAAGAAATAGATCTTAGAAGATTTAGAACTGAGACTCATTGGATTAAAGATATTTATGTTCGAGCAAAAATTAGAGCTCGGTTATACAAAGTTACTTTTAATTTAACATTCGATCAGATTTTAAAGAGCTGGGAAAAGCATAAAAAGAAATATGGAAAGCGATGCGCTTATACGAAAAAACCTTTAACCTTTATTCGGGGGACGGGTAAGGTGACTTGGAGTAATATTTCATTAGATCGATTAAGTCCTAACAAAGGTTATGTTTTAAAAAATATTGTGTTTTGCACCTCAGAGTTTAATCGCAAAAAAAATGATCTTTCAATAAAAGATTGCAAAGCGATCCTAAGAGTCTATAAAGACACCCAATGAACCATTTGGATTTATTTAGTGGGATTGGAGGATTTTCAATAGGGTTAGAAAAAGCAGGTTTTACAACAAAAGCGTTTTGTGAAATGGATCCTTTTTGTAAATTAGTTTTAAAAACTCACTGGAAAGATGTTAAAATATATGACAATATCAAAGAACTTACAGGAGAACAAATTGAAAAAGAAATTGGACCCATCGATATCATCACAGGAGGATTCCCCTGCCAGCCTTTTTCCGTTGCAGGACAAAAACGAGGCACCGATGACGACCGCTATCTCTGGCCAGAAATGTTTCGAGTCATTAGAGAAGTCAAACCCCAATTCGTTATTGGCGAAAATGTCAAAGGCCTTATTAACCTCCAAGACGGCATGGTCTTCGAAACTGTGTGCACTGACTTGGAAAGTGAAGGATACGAAGTCCGGGCGTTTAATATACCAGCTGCAGGCGTCGGCGCCCCGCACAGACGTGAACGTCTCTGGATTGTGGCTCACTCCGAACACTATGGACAGCCTGCCTCCAAGAAGCGTCGAGGCGCTCCAGAAACAGTATCAAAACAACAGGAAGGGAAGAACCACTCATTCAACACTGAGAGAACAAGTGGTTTATCCACCTCCACAACAAATGTGGCCGACTCCGAGAGCATCAGGCCAAGAGAACCCGGAGAGCTTAATCAAACGCAAAGGAATCCGTCAAGCAATGCAGCACAATCTAACCGCAGCGGTTCAGATGTGGCCAACACCGAATGCGAGAGATTGGAAAGATTCAGTAAACAAAGTTCCTCCATCGGTGAACAAGACAAGAGGTTATTCTTTGGGGATGAAGGTAGCGGAAGTTCGGCAACAAGAGCAAAAAATGTTTCCGACTCCAACAGCAAGGGATCACAAAGATTCAGGACCCAACACGAATTACGAAAAAGCCAAAGCGAAGAGCAGGTTAGCTGGCCACGCAGGTGGGAGTTTGAACCCAATGTGGGTCGAGTGGCTCATGGGGTATCCGGCAGGTCACACCGACTTAGAGGATTGGGAAATGCTATCGTTCCGCAAATCGCGGAAGAAATCGGAAAAGCAATCTTAAAAGCTTGTTATGATTAATCCTTATTTTTTAAAAACAGGAATTCAATCTAAATTAAAAAATGAACTTCTTGTCAAAGCCGAACACTTTGATCAATGGATCGATTATTTTAATTTTAAACTTATGCCTGTGGCTTCTGAAATGATTCAAAAAGATTCTTTTCTCAGAGAGTTAAACCAAATACACCCTTTTCACTGCGGAGTAATTTTATTACCTCCAATGACTTACTATGACTGGCATGTGGACGATCAAAGAGGCGTTTGTGTGAATGCTTTGCTGAATAGTCATGGCAGAAGTTTTTGTTGTTTTTCAGGAGAAAGTATTAAAGTTAGTGGTGCTTTTACTGAATTAAATTATGATGTCGGTGAATATGTGATATTTAATAACCAAATGAGACACTGTGTTTTTAATTTTGATAAAGAACGTTATATGTTTACGATAGAGTTTTATGAGAATAAAGAATTGTTAAATTACGAAATGTTGTTAAAAACGTTTTATGAGAAAATTAAATAAATGGCTGATTTAAATAAATTTTTAGAACAATATTATTTTCTAGCTACAAGACTAGATGAAATTAGTGCGTACCCCTTGGATGAAGAAAAGATTTATGATCCTAAAGATAAACGTAATCAAGCTTGGCATGACGCAAATAACAAACTTTTAAAATTGATCGAAAGCTTTAAACCTGATAAAAGTGCAGAACAACTGGCTATGCATGAATCTTTAAAAAGATTGAAGAAAAGAATTAAAACGTTATTAAAATCTTATGAAAAAGGAAAACAAAAACACGTCCATTAGCGCTAATGATTTTAAATTATTAGCAGGAGATACTAAAGAAGGAACTAAGTTTCCAGGAGAACCTGCGATGCGTATCTTATCTTTAGGTGCAGGCGTTCAATCTTCAACGATGGCTTTGATGGCAGAGGCTGGAGAATTTGGAGTTAAACCTGATGCAGCTATCTTTGCGGATACGGGTTGGGAACCTCCACAAGTTTACGAACATTTAGAATGGTTAAAGACGAAATTATCTTATCCTGTTTATACGATTCAATACGGAAATATTAGAGAGGATATTGTAAACGCGATGTCGGAGAACGGGAACCGTTTTGCTTCCGCGCCGTTTTATACTAAAAATCCTGATACCGGGAAGAAAGGAATGCTGCGACGCCAGTGTACGAGAGAATATAAAATTACACCGATTATTAAAAAGACTCGAGAGCTCATGGGTGTTGGATTTAGAAAACGTTTTCCAAAAGATAAATGGGTGGAGATGTGGATCGGTATTTCCACGGACGAAATTATGCGTATGAAACCCGCAAGGATTTGGTGGCAATGTAATCGTTGGCCTTTGATTGAAAAGAAAATGTCAAGGGATGATTGTTTACAATGGTACGATGGACGCGATTTACGAAGACCCGCAAAGTCGGCATGTATTGGCTGCCCTTTTCATGATGACGCGTTTTGGGCAGATATGAAAAGAAATCGACCGGATGAATTTAAAGATGCTTGTGAGATTGATGAACAAATTCGAAAAGGTAATCACAAGGTTAAGGATAATTTGTATATTCACCGTTCTTGTGTTCCTTTAAAAGAAGTTGTTTTTAAAGAAAAAGAAAAAGAACCTGATTTATTTAATTTAGAATGCGAGGGTATGTGCGGTCTTTAGCCGAATCCATTATTGATGTTGGCAGCGGTTTTTTACTGGCAATTTTCATTCAATTAGTTTTCTTTCCTGTTTTTGATCTTCACCCTACGATTTTTGAAAGTATGCAAATTGCTATGATTTTTACCGTTATTTCAATTCTTCGTTCTTGGTTTTGGAGAAGTATTTTTAAAAAATATTTTGATGATTTTTAACGAGTAGGAGATCATGGAGGTAACCTCCTACTCTACACGTGTTCCTAACAATCAAGAAAGGTAATGAAAAACGTGATCCTTTTATCTAGCATAAATAACTGTTTTTGCAAACTTAATTTATTTTTAAGCCTGGTTCCTCCCACCGTATTTCTGTACTAGGTTACCCGCTCAACCAAAGGAGGAGCTATGTCTGTCAATATTGAAGAGATCGTTAAGAAAATCATCACCGATATGATTGAAAACGAGGAAATTAAAATTAACACGGATGACGGAGGCCAGTTATTCTTAGAAGTTGGGAATGATTATGGCTACGATGACGATGAAATAGAGGAAAACGAGGACGAGGACGAGGACGAGGAAGACGAAGAAGGGTCGGAGGAGGACTAGTCACGGAGGGATTTTACGAGGCCTAGAAAGTTTGATAGTTAGGATATAACGAAACGAAGATCTAGGCCTCATATTTACACTAAACACTATTAACTTACCAAAATAAAATATACTTTCAAGAAAAAAATTAGTTGACTTCGCTATAATCCCATGTAAATAGGCTATATGATTTTATTTATTTTAATCGGTTTGGGTGCGCTGATGATTCTGCCTGCTCTGATCAAATTGTGGCAAAGTTTGGCATATTTTCTAGTCTACGTTGCATTTTAGGTGTGAGTAGGCTGAATTTCAGCCTACTTTCAGGGTACTAGGCTGAAAGAATTTCCCGCATTATATATAGTATATTTAACTATATTCTGGTTTCAGGGTACTTTTAGGGTTTTTACCAGTTAGTATATAAAAAAAGTATAGAATACTCTATAGGAAAACTGAAATTTGTGATAGGAATTGGTCATGAAGAAACTCCATTTAGCTAGGCAAAAGTTGACACCAAGGCAGCAGAGCTTCGCTGAGATTTATGTAGCAGGTTACCCGGATATCACCAAGACGGAGGCTGCGGAGAAGGCAGGATTTAGCAAAAAGATTGCTTCTAAGATAGGATCGCAATTAACTAACGCTGACTTATACCCTAGAGTTGTATCTTACATGGAAACTTTACGGGACCAGAAATCTTCTTCGTATAGAGATTATTTGAGACATTTAAAAAGATTAGATACATTAGCTCAAAAGGCGGAGGCAAAAGGACAATACGCAGCTGCTGTAAACGCTGAATTTAGACTTGGACAAGCCGCAGGTTTTTATATAGACAAAAAGGAAATCAAAGTTGAAGATTTAACCGTAATGTCAAAAGATGAATTAATTAAAAAAATAGAAGACCTGCAAAATGAAATACCGACCGAAAAAACAATCGACATCACAGCGGACGAAGAAACCAATAAGTGATGAAAAGTTTTGGGATCTATTTCACCGGGTCCATAACAAACACTTAAACACATCCGTGGGAGCGGTAACTGTAAATGTTAAAAAGAAAGATTAAAGTCGGATATGATGATCTGGAAATTAAAAAAATAGAATTTCATCCGTCAAAAGATAATGATAGTTTCGGCGAATTTAAAAGCGCTGCCTCGACCATTGAGATCGCAAAAGGTATGCATCCGAGACAAGAGGCTAATACCTTTTTACATGAAATTTTACACGCTTGTGTCTATCAATCAGGGTTAAATGCTGAAGGTGGAGCCTTGTATAAGAGCGAGGATGAAGAAGTGACTATCAATGCTTTGGCTAATTCTTTCAGTCAAGTTGTGCGTGACAATAATTGGTTTTTACCCTATCTACAAAATGGACTAACTGGAGCTAAAAATGGCATTGAAGAAAAACGAGTCAAAGCTATGGCAAAGACTAAAAAACAATATAAAAAACGGGCATTTCGTAAGAATTGAAAGTCATACCATACAAGGTATTCCTGATATAAATTATTGCATAAATGGAGTTGAAGGTTGGATTGAATTAAAGGTAAACTCCAGTAAAATAAGTCCTCTATCTAAGTGGCAAAAATCATGGATTTATACGAGAGTTAAAAACGGCGGCAAAGTATTTATTATCACTTTCACCCCCTCGGAGAGAGCCTTAAAACTTTTCAAACCGAGACCCTCCACCCGTGACCCGCTATCCGATCCACCGGTACACAACTTCCAGGAGCCGATCAATTGGTCACTGGTCGCGGAATTCCTGAAAAAATAATTAAATTTTTTTATTGACACCATATCCCACGGTGATAAAAGGATAATCGGTAGTTCATTTCAAAACAATTAGCTCCTGTTTCGATTAACTACCACGGGTCGACGGTCGACCACTGACCATGGGAGGCCGTTGACGCTGGAAACATAACTAATGGAGGATCTATGAAAGAAACAAAATACAGCTTTTATTACCGGTCATGGGATGGACACATCATGAGACCGGAAAGCTTTTTAAACATTAACAAGGGTCGTACCTTATCCGGATCGCAATTGCGCGTCCTGGGTATCACTAAAATAAGAAAGAAGGATTTATGCTCATATTTGGAAAACCGATCGACAATAGAAAAATAAAAAAATTTATTGACCAGTATAAGTTAAAAATTTTATTTATCATTTTATTGATTTTAAGCTTGACGGTCTCATTTTAATGGGATAATAGACTATAAACTAAAAATGGAGGATCTATGTTACTACAAGTCAATACTAATTGGAAAACAATTAAATCTATGAAATACGGATTCATGACCGGTATCCTATACCTGGCCCCGTATAAATTATCTGGTAAAAATGTTTGCCCGGCCGCTTCGCTAGGCTGCCGCCTGAGCTGCTTGAATACGGCAGGACGGGGACAGATGGGCGTGGTCCAGAAGGCTAGGCTTCGAAAAACAAAAATGTTTTTTCAGGATCGTAATAAATTTTTATCCCAGTTAAAAACTGAAATAGAAATATTAAATAGAAGGGCAGCTAATAAGAATATGAAATTAGCTATCCGGTTGAACGGGACCAGCGACCTACCCTTCGAGAGATATTTAATCGAGGGTAAAAATTTAATGGACCACTTTCCTGGAGTTAAGTTTTATGATTATACGAAACTCGAAAACCGGGTCACGGGGTCATTACCGGCTAATTATCATTTAACGTTTTCGCGATCCGAGACTAATGACAACGTTGTCTACAAAGTCATTAAGAAGGCGCCCGTGTCCGTGGTCTTTAAAAATAAATTACCTAAAAAATTTAAAGGCTATAAAGTTATTAATGGTGATTTACATGACATGAGATTTAAAAACAAATCCGGGGTCATTGTGGGTCTACTTGCTAAGGGCAAGGCCAAAAAAGATAATACTGGTTTCGCAGTTTAAGAAATTCGTGACCTCCATTACGAATAACCTACTCAGGGATAGATATCCCTGAGTAGAGTTAAAATTAATCCCTCCAGACTCCGATGGTGCCAATACCTTCAATATTGGTTAAAAGGGCTCCCGCCTCGTTGGCCTCATCATCCGCGCTAGGGGTCAAAATGATCCCGTTGCTTAAATGAATCTCACAAGGTTGATAATCCCATCCAAAATATTTTTCAGATTTTTTAGGACTTAGATATTCAACTTTAGTTATTCGTTGCCCAACTAAAGCTTTTTTCAATTTATTTATAAATTGATCCTGCATGTTTTCCTCCATTATTTTTTAATTTGACTTTAATATAGTCATGGGATATAAGTCAAGTAAATAAAAATGGAGGATAAAATGGGATACACTAATCATTGGTATCATAAAAAACCATTCACGGATGTCGAATGGGCTATAATCAAAAAAGAATATAAGTACGTTGTAGAGAATTTTAATAATGTACTTATTAAAGATCAAACCGAGGATCAAAACGAAATACGTTTTGACGGTATTGGTCAGAATAGTCATGAAACATTTATTTTAAAAAAAGTAAATAATACGGAACCTATGTACGAGGGGGACGACGTGACCTATAATTTTTGTAAAACAAATCGTAAACCTTATGATATCGTCGTTAGGCATATATTAAGATATGCCAATCATATTAATGACGATAAACTATCACTTAGATTCGAGGATTAAAAAATAAAAAAAAGGCGGGATAAAACCCGCCTTTTTGTTTTCTGGTGTTTTTTTTAATTTGTAATATAGGCGCCATCAAGTATTGCGTCTAAACTCAATTTAGATTTAACCTTGACCGAGTGACCCACATCGAACCACTCGCCCCCACGTTTAACTAATTTAATTTGATAAGAATAGATTGAACCCATCTCATCAAACATGCCCAATTGGGAGCCTTTAGCATCTATCAAAATAGTGCTTTTAAGACCTTTACCCTGCTTAGGTGATTCCATTAGAACCCCTTCACAAAGTGCACCTAATTGATTTGATTGTATAATATCACCCTTCCTTAGTTCACTAAAGTTGATGATTGTTTTTTCTGTACTCATTGTTTCCTCCATTGTTTTTTTTATTTGACTTTAATATACTCATGGGATAACTTAAGTCAAATAAAAAAATGGAGGATAAAATGAAAAAACCGTTCATTACAGTTAAGACTAAAATCAAAGTACAGCTTATTTTTAGTTTTGATAATCATGAACAACAAATGTGGGAATGCGAATTTAAAGCATTACCTATTGATTGGAATGAAAGTGATTTAATTAGAAATCTAATTGAAAACGCTTTCCCTAATGACATTGAAAACACAAAAGACTTAGTTAAGATTTCAATGTGTATTAATGGAGATAAGGCCTCAACAAAAGTACCTTGCATTAAACAGATGTTAAAAAGAAATGGTAAGTACTTTTTTCAACCCGACCAACGTGACCACGTTGAGAATGCAATTATAAAAGATTCGGTTATTGCAAGTCTTACAAAACCATTCTCAGAATTAAAAGTCAGCTAAGCATCACAAGGTCCGGTTAACGCCGGGCTGCGCCCCCGGTCACCGCCGGGGGCTCATGCAATTTTTTTATTGCAATTAAAATAAATTAATTTAAAAATAAAAATAACAATGGAGGTTAAAATGAAAGTATGTAGTATCTGTCAAAAGACGGAGCAAGAGCAAGGCACAAATTTTGATTGTGAGGTGTGGAAACCTAATCAAAAATATCTAATACTATTATGTGATGATTGTTTCTTTAATGAAAGAGATAAGTTATCTAAAACTAACAATGGAGGTTAAAATGAAAAAAATATACCTAGGCTCAACGGGTGTAGATAGCGGTCAACTTTTTATCAGTGACCCATGTTACATTAAAATGGATAAACCGAACGACACTATTACATATGATGATATGTGTGTTAGTGTAGATAGGCCGAGCAAACAACTTATTAATAAGTTCGGAGCTGAGGTCGGAGTAGTCGTTCCGACAACTATCGGTGACGGTGTTTATCCTGTATATGGCCAATATAATTCTAAAGGCCAATTAAAGAAATTAGTTATAGAAATATAAACCAGTGAATAATACTGAAACCCTAATTGAGTTTAGGGTTTCAGTTCTGTTCTGGTAAGGATCGCAATCTTTTATTTATTTTTTACTTGCATCCATATCCCATTAATATATTATAAAATTGTTTTAATATTTAACATTAACAATGGAGGTTAAAATGAAAAATATAAAAACACAAAAAAAAGTAAAAGTACAAGGAATGAAATCGCAAAAACAAATTGCGACTTTGTACAATGTAAGACAACAAATTAAAGGCCTTAAACAAATTGAAAAACAAATTGTTGATGAGCTCAAAGTCTTACAGAATGAATGTCCGATTGTTTTTAATTCAGTGGACAATTACAAATACGTTCTAGATATTTCAAATCAAACTAGAAATGTATTCAATCAATCAGAGTTCAAAGAACAGAACACAGACTTATTCTATAAGTTTGTAACTCAGCAATTAGTTACCATCGTTAAAGTAGACCGTCGATAGACGGTCACGGCGCCCCCATTCGGGGGCGCTGAACCTAATCCACAGCCAAAATCGAAACGTGAATTATCGACCCCCCACCCCCTTTTTTTTAAAGTTAGGTACTTAATAGATCAGCTTAGAGGTTGAGTTATACAGAAACATCTTATATAAAAACTTATGATGGACTACGATGCAGTTCCTAGAGAGAAGTTAGAAGAACTAGCCCGTTTACTAGAAGCAAAAAAGATACTGGACGCCAGAGAAAATTTCTTGCCTTTTGTAAAACAGGTGTGGCCAGAATTTATTTGTCGTGAAGCTAAGGAACCTTCTGAATGGGGGCACCACCAAATTATTGCGGATCGTTTAACTAAAGTCGCTCAAGGGAAGTTAAAAAGATTAATTGTTAACATGCCACCAAGGCATACGAAATCAGAATTTGCTTCTGTGTTTTTTCCTGCTTGGATTATGGGACTCAAGCCTGATGCAAAAATTATGCAGGTTTCTCACAATGCTGAACTCTCACAAAGGTTTGGTCGTAAAGTTAGGAATCTTGTTTCCTCAGAAGATTATTCAAAAGTTTTTAAAAATGTTTCTTTGGCTCAAGACTCCAAAGCTTCAGGTCGTTGGGAAACCAATCACGGTGGTGAATACTTTGCAGCGGGTGTCGGCGGAGCGATTACAGGACGAGGTGCTGATATTTTAATTATTGACGATCCGCACACCGAACAAAATGTTATGTCAGGCACGGCCATGGAAAAGACTTACGACTGGTATGTTTCAGGACCCCGTCAGCGTCTCCAACCTGGAGGAGCGATCGTGGTGGTCATGACCCGTTGGGCAACAAACGATCTCACAGGTAAACTGATTGATCACCAAAAAAATGATAACGCCGATCAGTGGGAAGTCATTCACTTTCCTGCATTGATGCCAAGCGGCGAACCCGTCTGGCCTGAGTATTGGAAGAAGTCAGAACTTGAAGCGGTTAAAGCCTCCCTCCCTCCGCAACGCTGGAACGCACAGTATATGCAAAACCCGACGTCGGAAGAAGGAGCTCTGGTCAAAAGAGAATGGTGGAGGCCTTGGAGGGGAGACATTCCTAATTTAAGTTTCGTGATCCAATCTTACGATACCGCTTATTCTAAAAAAGAAACAGCAGATTACTCAGCGATTACTACGTGGGGCGTATTCTATCCTGAGGAGGGCGGAGACCCAGCTATTATTTTAGTCGATGCCATGCGCGGTCGATATGATTTCCCTGATTTGAAAAATATTGCATTAGAACAATATAAATACTGGCAACCGGAAGCCGTTGTGATTGAGGCGAAAGCCACAGGACAGCCTTTGTTACAAGAATTTAGACGTATGGGGATTCCTGTGATGGATTTCACTCCCACACGTGGAAAAGATAAGTTTACAAGGCTTAATTCGGTTGCACCTTTGTTTGCATCTGGTATGGTGTATTATCCAGAGGGAGAACAATTTGCACTTGATGTCATTGAAGAGGTCGCTGCATTCCCTAACGGAGAACACGATGACTATGTCGACAGCATGACCCAAGCTATGTTAAGATATAGACAGGGCAGTTTTGTTTCTGCAGATTTTGATGAGATTGTGGAAGCAAAAGAGCGTTTAACAATGGAACATACATATTATGGTTAAAAGTATAGCAGAAACAGTTGTCGACACTTTAGGTGAAGTTGATCCTCAAAAATACATGCAAGAACAATTAGGACAAGCCCAAACCGCTGCAGGTGGTATTGAAGGAGCTAAGGAAAAATATGGTGTAAAAGGATATCAGTCAGGCGGTGAGTTATTAATCAAACCTAAATTTAAAAAAACACCTAAGAATAGAAAAAAGTCTTCTCTTAGAGAAGGGGCTAAAGAGATGGCAAAAGATATGGCAAAAATGAATGCACCTTTTATGGTGGGCGTTCCTGTTTTTCTAGGTAGTACGATTGGTTCATCCAAACTAAGTGAGTACAGAGAAAAAAAGAAAAAAGAACAAATTGGAAAAGGAAAAAAGGCAACGCCTGAAATTAAAGCAGAGGGTGCGAAACAAGGTGGAATGATGAAAATGAAAAAGGGAGGCAAAGTTAAACAAATTTTAAAAAAAATTGAAGAGACAAGTAACAGAGTTCCAAGACAAGGTCCTAAAACAGATATTAAAAAAATGCCTAAAAATTTTTCAGAGTTCGGAGTGGATGTTGATCCTACCGACAAAAAGCCATTTGTGTATGGAGTGAAAAAAACAGGTAAAGATACTTTTATTCACGGAGCCTCAAAAGGTAAAAAAGATTACGTCGGAAGTATTGAAAAAGGTTCATTTAAAGGAAGCTACGAAAGAAGTTTAAAAGGAGATGACGTGGTTAAAGGAACCTATAGTAAAAATGGTTTTCGAGCGGGTGTATCTAAATCAGGAGGCAATAAACAATTCACTTTAGGTTTTGAAAAAAAATTTAAACAAGGTGGAATGGTTTGCCGAGGTCAAGGTAAAGCAAGAAAGAAAAACTTTAAGGTATATTAATGTCAAGTGAATTTGAAGATGAATTAGAAATAGTGAACGATGCGGATAACTCCGTTGACCCATTAAACGCAGAAGCCGTAGATACCGTTGTTGATGAAGACGATAATCTGTTAGCTGGCGAACGGATGGAGGAGACCAGTGTAGGTTTCTATGACAACTTAGCTGAAACGTTAGATGACTTACAGCTTAGGGGTTTAGCTATTCAACTTCTTGAAGATTACAAAAATGATAAGATGTCTAGAAAAGACTGGGTCGATAATTATGTTAAAGGTCTAGATCTTTTAGGATTTAAATATGAAGCTCAAACCCGACCTTTCATTGGAGCTTCTGGAGTCACTCATCCTTTGCTTGCAGAATCTGCAACACAGTTTCAAGCTCAAGCTTTTAAAGAACTTCTTCCTGCGGATGGCCCTGTAAGAGCCGAGATTGTAGGAGCGATTGACGAAGTGAAAGAGCAACAAGCGCTTCGTGTTAAAGATTTTATGAACTATCAAATTTCAGATGTGATGGAAGAGTACACTCCTGACTTTGATCAAATGTTATTTTACTTACCGCTTGCAGGATCGACGTTTAAAAAAGTTTATTACGATTCTTTGTTACAAAGAGCGGTTTCTAAATTTATTCCAGCTGAAGATTTAGTGGTTCCTTATAATGCATCGGATTTACATGATGCAGAAAGAATTACTCAAATTGTTAAAATGAACGCTAATGATTTAAGAAAACTACAAGTCTCAGGTTTCTATCGTGATTTAGATTTACCTAAACCCCAAATGAAAGAAGACGATGCTCAAAAGAAATACGATGACTTAGAAGGGGTTAAGAACACAGCGCAAAATTACGATTTATATAATCTAATTGAAATGCATGTAAACTTGGATTTACCAGGTTTTGAAGATGATAACGGAGTTAAAATCCCGTACGTCGTAACCATTGATGAAGATTCCATGCAGATTCTTTCAATCTACAGGAACTATGAACCTAATGATGAATTGAAAAAAAGAAAACATTATTTTGTTCATTACAAATTTTTACCGGGTTTAGGATTTTATGGGTTTGGTTTAATTCATATGATCGGTGGATTGTCCCGTGCTGCGACTGCCGCATTAAGACAATTATTAGATGCAGCCACTTTAAAAAATTTACCTGCAGGATTTAAATCTAGGGGATTAAGAATTCGTGATGATGCTGAGCCTTTACAACCCGGTGAGTTTAGAGATGTGGATGCTCCTGGTGGAAATATCAAAGATCAGTTTCAACTTCTCCCTTTCACGGAACCTTCAACTACGCTTTACCAGTTGTTAGGGTATTGCGTAGATGCAGGTAAACGTTTTGCAATGATTGCGGATATGCAAGTTGGGGATGCGAATCAAACCGCGGCGGTGGGAACGACGATTGCTTTATTAGAACGTGGATCACGTGTCATGTCGGCGATTCACAAACGTTGTTACTACGCACAGAAACAAGAATTTAAATTATTAGCAAATGTCTTTTCAACTTATTTACCTCCTGAATATCCTTATGATGTTTATGGAGCATCAAGAATTATTAAACAAGCAGACTTTGATGATAAAGTAGATGTGATTCCTGTTGCGGATCCTAATATCTTTTCTATGGCACAAAGAATTCAGTTAGCTCAGACCGAGTTACAACTCGCACAATCTAATCCACAAATTCATAATTTACATGAAGCTTACAAAAGAATGTACGAAGCACTGGGAATTAAAAATATAGGAGCCATCCTCCAACCGCCACCCGAGCCTCCAAAACCCATTGACCCTGCACAAGAAAATTCTGGAGCTTTACAGATGGTTATTCCAAAAGCATTTCCCGAACAAAACCATGATGCACACATTAATGCACACATGGCCTTTATGACATCGCGTATGGTTCAAATTAATCCTCAGGTTTACGCTCTCATGCAAGCGCACGTGTCTCAACACGTAGGTTTAAAAGTTAAAAATAGAGTTTTGGCTCAAATGTTAGAGAGCGAAGAGATGAAACAACTTCAGCTTCAACAACCCGAAGAGTTTGCAATGTTGTTTGAGTCTAAAGTTGCAGAAGAAATTGCAGTTGAAACACAAAATTTAGTCGCTATGGAAAGACAATTCCAAGCGGCAACAGGTCAAGACCCTCTAGTTCAACTTAAACAACAAGAAATTGACTTAAGGGCACTTGATATTCAAAGAAAAATACAAGAAGATGATGAAAAAAGAGAATTTGAACGTCAAAAATTCACAGCAAAACAGTTTTTAGACGAAGATAAATTAAATTTGAACGAAGAAATTCAAAGACGAAGAGTAAAAGTTCAAGAAGAGAAGCTAGAACAGGAGAAAAGAAATGCCTCTAACTAAAAAAGGTAAAAAAATTATGAAATCCATGAAAGAACAGTATGGATCTAAAAAAGGTGAAGCTGTTTTTTATGCTTCAAGCAACAAAGGTAAAATAAAAGGCGTAGAAAAGAAACAAGAAGGGGGTATGGCAGGCAAAACATCTGGCCCTCCACCCGTAAAAGGCCCTGCGTCACAAGGAATAAGCGCACCAGCTAAAGGAAATTTAGATGTTTTAGGCGCTTCTAGAAAAGCAATGGGTGAAATTAATAAAAATATGCAAAAAAGTTTTATGAATACTTTAAAAGGGGGAAATTTTAGAGATTTTATTCGTTTATTTGCTACTATGAAAGGCCAAGGAACATTACCAGGTCAAAATACGTTTAAAGAACGTAACTTAGAAGGTTTTAGTTACAAAAAAGGTGGGATTGCTAAAGGATGTGGCAAAGTTATGTCTAATAGACGTAAGTTGACAAAGAAATATTAACTATTATATGATGCATTGCAACACAAACTAAGGAGTTTACAATGTTTCCAAATTACAAATTTGAAATACCTACATACTCACAAGTAAAAGAATTTTGGAGTGGTTACTTTAAAGCAGTTAACCAATTCTGGACTGATTTTGCTGAAGATGTAAAAAAATCAGCGGAGAAATAATTATGGCGTGGTTTAATCTGATAGGTATGGCATTTAAAGCGGGTTCGCATATCTATCAGAACCGCCAAAAAACAAAAATGTTAATGTCTGATGCACAAATGCGTCATGCAGAAAAAATGGCTAATGGTGAAGCTGAATATCAAGGTAAATTATTAGAGGCTAGACAATCGGACTGGAAAGACGAATTCATTTTACTTTTATTGTCGGCGCCCATCGTTTTATTAGCCTGGGCGGTTTGGTCAGAAGATCCATCAGCAATGGACAAAATGCAACTTTTCTTCAAATACTTCTCGGAACTTCCGTTCTGGTATCAAACTATTTTTGTGGGAGTCATTGCATCTGTTTATGGACTTAAGGCAACAGATCTGATAAAGCGTAAGTAGTGGACTACGATACTTTAAAAGCAATAAGCAAACGTTTAGATAAACGAAAAGAAGTTTTAACAGATAAGATCACATTTGGTGTTGACAATTGGGGATCCTATCAATATATTGTAGGACAAATCAGATCTATAAATGATCTGCAACAAGATCTTAAGGACTTGCTGAAGAAACAGGAGCTATATAATGACGATAATAACGCCGAAGGCGCAGGAACATAACAACGAAGAAATACCAGCCAAAAAAGAAGGCTTACTCAACGCATACAAATCAAAAGAAGAAATAGAAAAACTTTATCTTGATAAAGATTCTATTGATCAATCTGAACTAGATAAATTACCGACTCCAACAGGATGGAGAATTTTAGTGCTTCCTTATACAGGACCTAAAAAAACTAAAGGCGGAATTATTTATTCAGATGTTACGCAAGAAAAAATTCAGATGACAACCGTTTGTGGTTTAGTCTTGAAGATGGGTGATCTTTGCTACAAAGACAAAGATCGTTATCCCGAAGGTCCATGGTGTAAGGTCAACGATTGGATCATCTTTGGCAGATACGCAGGAAGCCGTTTCAAAATAGATGGCGGTGAAGTGCGAATTTTAAACGATGATGAAATCATCGCAACAATCAGTAATCCGGAGGATATACTGCATACGTATTAAGGAGCTAAGATATGTCAGAAACAGGAGCGCTAAATCAACAAGAAGTTGAATTAGATACAGATGGTCTACAAGACCAAGAAGTAACGATAGAACAAAAACAAGAAGAATCTACAGAACCTAAAATATATTCTGGTGAAGTAGAGCCTGATGGTACAGCTGTTAATCAACACAAAGACGATAAAGTCCAAGTAGAAATAGCAGAAGAAACCCAAGAAGAACCTAAAAAACCAAAAGACGATTTAAATCAATATTCTAAAGGTGTTCAGGAAAGAATTACTGAATTAACTAAAAGAAGAAAATTTGCAGAACGAGATCGTGACGCTGCTTTAGATTTTGCTAAAGCTGCTAAGAGAGAGCTTGATGAAATTAGAGCTAAGTTTCCAAAAGTGGAAGCTGATTATCTAAAAGAATATGAAGCTCGAGTTACTGCAGATGAGATTTCAGCACAACAAGATTTGGATAGAGCTATTCAAGAACAAGATGGAGCTGCAATCGCAAAAGCGAATCAAAAACTAATTCGTGTCGCTATTGACCGCGAGAAAGTCAATAATGCAAAGATTTTAAGAGAAGAAAAAGAACAATCTTTGAAGGCACAACAATTTTCTCAACCAGTAGAAAACCAACCGCAGAACACACAACAACCTGTAAAACCTTCAGAAAAAGCGCAAGCTTGGGCTGAAGAAAATCCTTGGTTCGGTGAAGATGAAGTCATGACGGATGCTGCATTTGCACTAGATAAAAAAATCAAGAGTGAGGGTATTGTGGGAGACTCAGAGATGTACTATAATGAACTTAATAGGCGCTTGAAAGAGTATTTCCCGGGTAAGTTTTCTGTTGAGGAAAATAAACCTACGGAGCAAAGGAAACCCGTCCAAACCGTTGCTTCCGCACAGCGCAATCAATCTGGACGCAAAACTGTGAAA